CCCATCTCCTCTCCCCCGGCGCGCCCATCGGACCGGACCACAAACGATGAACGCCCAGCCCAAGCCCCAGCCCCAGCCCCACGATGAGCCCCAAGAACCCACGGCGACCGAGGGCGATGATTGGGACTTCCCGGCCACACCCGAGCCCCCAGAACAAAAAAAAATAGTCAACAAACACCGCACAGTAGCTGTAAAACTAACACAACGCCAAAAAAACTTCTGTGCTGAATATGTGAGCGATCCGCTCCGTAATGCTACGCAGGCATATCTCCGAGCCGGATATAGCCCAGTGGGCGCGGATAAGGTATCTTATCGATTGTTGGATAATGTTGGGGTACAAGCGGAAATTCGCCGATTAGAGGCGAAATTAACCATAAAATCGCCCGTTTCCGCCGAAGAAGTGATCGAGGGGATCCGAAACACGATCGACCTGGCCGTGCAAGCCGGGATGCTCAGTGTCGCGGTCCGTGGCTGGGAACTGTTAGGCAAAACACACGGAATCTTCCGGGAAGTGACAGAGACTATAGACAAAACCGACACGGCCAAGCGGTTAACTCGGGCTCACAGTAGATTAGAGAAAATGAAGGGGCAACTGATAGGTAATCAGTTGGCCACCGGCGATAAAGTATTGAATATTCAAGACTTACAAAAGCCGAATAGCCTTGATGCAGCAATAATGCAGCATGATGATCCCGATCAGGATGAATCGCCCGAGCCCGAGCATGTAGAATCGCCGGGCTGATCCTCCCCTCCCTCCCCACCACCACACCTAGACATGTAAAGTTTCCTGGACCGGGGCCCCAAACGCACCCCCCACCCCCCTTGAAGGTACCATACCCCAGGGGGCCTCAAGGCCGGGCGGCTCGCCTGGAGATATACATACCTCACCGTATCCGCGTCCTCCTACTTTTCCGTCACTATCAACCTTTTATTACACTGCTTACTATAGGTGACGCTGCCATATTTTTTATTTTTTCTCTGTGCATACTAGGTACAAAAAATGGACCTCATGTTGTGGGTTTACTTTCCGGTTGGTTTTGGTGTAAGTTTGGGTCTTTGGGCGTAGCATGTGCGTCCCAGCTTTTCTCCCGGGCGGTCTGGTGCCTCTACACTGGCCGCCCCTTCCCTTTGTGGGTTCATATTGCGGGGTTATTGCTACTTTTCTTGAATACCCATTGAAGTACGACTTGAAGTACTACTTGAAGCATAACGCTATGGTAGTGAGTTTTTACACCTATCTGGTTTGCGTTTCTGTGCTTGGTTTACTGTCCGGGTTTGCGTTTCTGGTTGAGTTCAAGTAGTATTTTTTGGTAGGTGTAACGGGTAGGAAGGTAACGAGCCATGAGTACAACAAACGTGACGGGTAGCACCCCACAACCCGGAGCCGTCGAGTCAGTTATCGATAAACACATCGGTAGGCTTGATGAATTAACTGGAAAGTTATTGCGTCTTACGCGGGATCATTTTGAACGGTTGTATGGTCCTGGCCAGCCAACCACAGCGGGTTCTAAAAAGGAAGAGGTGCCTTGCTGGAATGGTATTTATGGCGGCTGGGAGGAGCGGTTAGGCTATTCGCTTGGTAAATTAAAGCAAGCCATTGACGAGTTTAATCGTGATGGAAGCGAAGCGCTGGTCGTGCCTGAACCCCCGCTTGGTTTCGGTCGCGCGCATGAAGGTAGCGTGCGGTAGGAAGGTGAATGAAGATGGAGACGGATAATGAGAGGGAAGATTCTGGTGTAAATAATGGATCGGATATCAAATCCTTTGTAAAAGAGGCGGTTGGCGCGACCGCGCTGTAGGAAAGCGAAGGTGGAGCGATGAAATCAGCGGACGACCGGTGGTTCCCAATGGTGGGAACCCTCATAAAACGATTAAAGCCCCGACTGTATTTAGCGGGCTTAGGAGGTGAATTATGACGAAAAAGCACGATGACAATCAAGAGGTAATCGCAACGCTCACGGTTCACAACTGGGATAAATTCACGAAGCGGGAACGCGAGCGTTTCTATTTATGGATGAGAAATCAAATTCTCACCCTATCGAACGATGAGAATTCATTCAGCAAACGCTATACGGCGCGGTTGTTTAGGAAGGTGAAGTGATGAACAGGTTAATCTGCACGGTAGGGCTTCCACGTTCTGGAAAAACAACTTGGGCTAAAGAGCAGGGGTATCCGATTGTAAATCCTGATTAGATCCGACTGGCGCTTCATGGCAGGGCATTTGAAGCGTTGGCTGAAAAGTTTGTATGGGCGATTGCCCAAGTGATGGTTCGTGCCTTGTTTTTGTCTGGTCACGATACGGTAATCATTGACGCCACGAACAACACCAAGAAGCGGCGCGACGAGTGGCAATCAAGCGATTGGGAAACCTTATTCAAATGTTTTGATGCTCCTGATTATAAATGTAAGGAACGTGCTGTTAAATCTGGACGAGAGGATTTAATTCCAGTAATCGAGCGTATGTGGGCGACCAGAGAGCCCTTGGAGGGAGGTGAAAGACAGATTTCTCAGTGCCACGATGAGCGTGGCTGGATTGGTGTTGATCTAGATGGAACTTTGGCAGAATATAATGGATGGCAAGGACCAGATAATATTGGTGACCCTGTTCCGCTGATGGTCGATCGCGTTAAAAAATGGATCGCAGATGGAAAGCGAGTCAAGATTTTTACAGCGCGGTGCTATTACGGCGCAGAGGCTTCTGAGACTATCAAGAAATGGCTTGTTGATAGAGCCAGTCTTCCTCGGCTAGAGGTTACTAACGTAAAAGACTTTAAAATGATTGAACTTTGGGATGATCGTTGCCGACAAGTCGAAAAGAACACGGGGATGGAGGCGGTGGCGATAGAGAATGTTTCACGTGAAACACCGGAGGGTTACAGATGACGACAATTATTGTTGACCGTCGCTCAATGTGCATGGCCGGGGATACGCAGATCGACCTCTGCGATGTTCCGTATCATGGCAAAAAAGTTTTCAGGCTCCCCCATCAAGACGGTGAGATGCTTATCGGATTTACTGGGAACCTCTACATCATCGACGAGGTATTGAAATGGTTTCGCGATGGGAAGAATCCGAATGATAAACCGAAGGAAGATTGCGGCGGCCAGTTTTTCGTCTTGCATTCAGATGGACAGATCGAGATATTCAGTAAAACGTGGCAGAGTTTTTTTATCGACTGTGACTACACGGCGATTGGCGGGGGAAGAGATTTTGCAATCGCGGCCCTCTATCTCGGAAAATCACCCAAGGAATCAATCGAAATTGCATCGGCGCTCGACATTCATACCGGAGGGCCGGTCCAGATCGAGTACCTCGGGAATCACGAACATCCGCAGCACCTATGGGGAGCCACGGATCTGGCATCTGGAGCGCGGGGAGATTCAGGAGCGGGAGTATCTTGAGTTACTGAACGAGATCCAGGGGGATGATAAGCGTCCCGCTATTGACATCCTGTAATGGTATGATGCAGAATATCGCGTGAGGTACCGATGATGAAGAAACATGTCTCGAAACCCAGTCCTAAGAAACCAAGCCCCAAGAAGTCGAGTGTGAAATCCATGGTGTCTTCCATGCCTGTGAATGAATCCGTTTCGATACGGAAAATCAGTAACGGGTTCATCACCAGTGCCTGGAATTCAAAAACCAACAAGAGTGTCGAGAAGTTCACTCCCGATAATCCGTTAGGAGGTCGATCGTGATACACAATCAAAACGGTACGTTTACGGCATCTTGTGATGCCTGCGGCGTGGTAGGTCCCACGGTGGTGCGGCCCGAGTCCCGTGCGGCGTTCCTGGCGTCTCTGGACGCCAGCGCCTGGCTGTGCCAGTCAACGCGGGCGGGGGCCAAGAATGCGAGAGTTTTTGTGCTCTGTCCCGACTGCGAGGCGGATGTCAGGGAGAAGTTATGTCCCGCTCCCCCGGTTCCCACTCCAGTTCTGGTTCAGCCAGAGATTCCGGTTGCGGAACTCGATCATCTGGAGCAAGAGACGCTTCCCCGGATCAGAAAACATTCCGGTAAATAATCACAGGACTTGACAGATGGGTTTATTCAGTCAAGAATTGATTGCAAATCTGGATTTAAACGCGGTACTCTAAGTCAGCCGGGGCCGCCTGGCATGAGTTAATGTGGGGGTCGGCCCCGGCACCTTAGAATCCTGAGGTGCAAACGTGGGGAAAAAACGGGTTGAAGATAAGGATTCGCGCGAGCAAATCCACCAGGACGTAGAGCGGTTCCTGTACGATCCCCTGGGATACGTCATTTGGGCGTTTCAGTGGGGGGAGCCCGATACCCCGTTAGCCGAGTTTCCGGACGGTCCCGATATTTGGCAAACCGAGTTCCTGGATTACGTAGGCAGAACCTGTCTGGACGCCGAATCCGCGGTTCAGCTGGCGGTGAAATCCGGGCACGGTGTTGGGAAATCCACGATGGCGGCCTGGATGATTCTCTGGGCCATGTCTACCCGCCCGTATCTGCAAGGGGTTGTCACGGCTAATACCGGACAACAATTACGAAGCAAGACCTGGTCGGCCCTGAATAAGTGGCACGATCTGGCAATGAATAGGCACTGGTTTAAGTGGACGCCCACGAAGTTCTATCACGTTCAGTATCCCGAGACCTGGAAGGTCGATGCCGTGACCTGGTCGCCGGAGAACTCGGATGCGTTTGCGGGTACGCACGAGAAATACGTTTTGATGCTTTTTGACGAGGCGTCTCAGATCCACGACAATATCTGGGAAGTGGCGCACGGTGCGCTCACGAGCCCGAAAGCGATCTGGATGGCGTTCGGGAACCCGACCCGGAATACCGGGGGGTTTCACGAGTGTTTTGGGACCGGGAAACAGGCGCATCGCTGGAAACAATTCACGGTCGATGCCCGTAAATCCGCGGTTGCGGACCATACCGTTCACGACCACTGGATCGAGGACTATGGTCTGGATTCAGATTTTGTGAAGGTCAGGGTTCTCGGTGAGTTTCCGGGTCAGGCCTCGGATCAGTTCCTAGCCACGGAATACGTGCAGGAATCATTCAAAAGACGGTACCGGGACGAACAGATCCAGCACATGCCGATCGTGCTGGGAGTCGATGTCGCGAGTTACGGGGGTGATGAATCGGTCGTGACGGTCAGGCAAGGCCTGGTGGTCCACGAACAGATCGCGGATCGCGGGCTCTCGACGCCCGAGACCTCGGATATGGTCGAGCGCGTGATACTCCGATACCGGCCTGACGGCATCTGCATCGACTGCGATGGCATCGGCACGGCGGTGGCGGATGAGCTCGCCAAACGCGGGCATGAAATCCATCGCATCTACGGGATGGAGAAAGCCCGGAACCCGAAACTCTATTTCAATAAGCGCGCACAGATGTGGGGCGATTGCCGGGAATGCGTGCATCGCGCGCTCTCAATCCCTAATTACGACCCGGTTCTTGAATCGCAATTAACCCAACAACAGTACCATACCCGGCGGGGCTCGATTCAATTGATCTCGAAAGCGGATATGCGGGCGGCGGGCATGGATTCGCCGGACCGCGCCGATTCCCTGGTCTATACCTTCGCAATCAATCCCCAGAAACGCGACGCCGATGATTACGATGAGATCCAGGGCTCCCGCTATGCCGTGAGCCAGAACACAAGCGTCGGCCTCCTTGGAGCATGATGGATACCTTGACCGCCAATCCTGATTTTAACGCCGCTGTGGCCGAAACCGAGAAACCGGAAGAGCCACGGAAACGCCGGTCCCTGGACCTCACGATCCTGGATCTCGTGGGCATGGAGAACATTGCGGTCATGCTCGACGAGCGGGGCGAAAACGGGTTAACAGCCATTGGGTCCCAGGTGGTCGAGGACTACGAAGCCGACCGCGGGAGCCGCCAGGAATGGGAGGATAAGGTCAGGAAAGCTAAGGAATTGGCGTCCTTGCAGGGTCCCATGACCAGCTCCTTCCCGTTTGTCGGGGCCACGAACCCCAAGATACCGTTACTGGCCGAGGCCTGCACGCAGTTCTCATCCCGCGCCATGCCAGGGATTCTGAAAGACGGGGACCCCGTGAAGGGTCGAGTCTGGGGAAACGATGAGGGGGGCAAGAAAGAGGCGCGCAAGAATCGTATCCAGGCCTGCATGAATTACCAACTCATGGAGGAGACCGGCGATTGGGTCCGGGGTCTCGATCGATTACTGGTTGAGGAACCCATGGTCGGGTCCGGGTTCAAAAAAGTCTATTACGACCCGGTCTTGGGCCGGAACGTCAGCGAATTCGTGCCCAGTGAAGACCTCGTGGTCGATTACTACGCCCGGAGCCTGGAGCGAGCCGCCCGCGTCACGCACGTCTACTACCTGTATCCCTATGAAATTGAACAAAAAATGCGGTCCGGTGAATACCGGGAAACCGATCTCAAGACACTGGGGACTTGGGAGTTGCAGGATTCCAAGCCCCGGGACCAGATCCAGGGCGAGGGCCAGGATCCGGGGGGAACCGACGATCGTTCGAAACCCCATGAAATACTGGAACAACACTGTTGGCTCGATTTGGATGAAGACGGTTTGTCGGAGCCCTACATTGTGTTTGTTCACCGGGAATCCCGGTTTGTGTTCCGGATCACGCCCAGGTTCCTGGAATCCGGTGTTGATATAGATGCCGCGACCGACAAGGTCCTGAGCGTTGTCCCCGAGCAGTATTTCGTACCCTTTATCTTCCTGGAATCGCCGGATGGCGGGTTCTACGGCATGGGCTGGGGCACGCAGTACGCATCGATCAATGAGACGATCAACGCTTTGTATAAACAATTGCTCGATGCCGGAATCCTGGCGAATGCGCCTGGGGGTATCCGTAAGAAGGGGATGCGGATCAAAAACAACGACATGACGATTGTTCCGGGCGAGTGGAAGGAAGCGGAAATCGCTGAAGGCACTAGACTTGGGGACTATTTCTTCCCATTGCCTGTTAAGGAGCCATCGCCGGTTCTGGCGATGCTGGTTGATAAGTTGATGCAGTACGGGCAGCGCGCGCTCTCGAACGTGAACGTCATGGCCGGTGAGAGTCCGGGCGCGAATGTCCCGGCCACAACGACTGTGGCTTTGATTCAACAGGCCATGCAGCAGTTCACGGCGATTTACGGGAGGATTTACCGGGGGCTAGCACTGGAATACAAGCTCCTGGCACGGCTCAATTACCTGTACATGACTCCCAAGCGCTACCGGGAGATCCTGGATATCCCGGATGCTGATCCGCAGCTGGACTTCAATAGCCAGGACTGCGATGTCATACCCGCCGCCGATCCCCGCTACGCCACAAACGTACAGAAGCTCTTCATGGCCCAGATTGTGGAATCTTTGTTAGGCAAGGGATACGACGACCAGAAACTCAGAAAACGATTACTGGAATACCTAGGTGTCGAGGATCACGAGGAACTGTTACCGAAACCTGATACGTTACCCGCGATTGATCCTAGGACGGAAATACAACTCAAGGAACTGGAACTGAAATCCGTGATGGCCCAGATCGAACTCAAGCGCGTGGAGAACGATAGCATGCGGGTTGGGAACGAGATCGCGAATACCAAGAACAACATGGCGATCGAGATCGAGATGGCGCGCGCCAAGATCGAGGACATCCAGGCCGATGTCAGGCGTAAGGACCGCCAGTATTCCGTGAAGGACAAGGACGACCAGATTCTGCGGCTGAATGAGGTCCTGAACCAGGCGCTAAGCGCCATGCAGGACATGGGACTACAGAAACGGATACCGGGACCGGACGTTCCGGGAGCGGAGACAGCCTGATGGATGAACTGGAACAGGAATTCAGGGGCTGGCGCAGTCACGGAATGGCTCAGCTCTTTTTCCAAGCGCTGGCCCGGAAACGGGAGATTGAGGCCCAGGCCATCCTCAGCGGCGGGACCCTGGAATCCCCGGCGTTCACGGCCCAGAAAATAGGATTCGTACAGGGTCTGGATTGGGTGCTCAATACCTGCGTGCCCGATAGCCCTGTCATCGACGGCGAGACCGCCGTTTATCTCAATCATGGGAGAAAATCATGATTATACCCACGTTATATCGGGTCATTGTAAGGCCCGAAATCGTCGAGGAGACGAAAAAAGGAAGTTCGATTATTTTGCCGGAAGAGGTCAGGGACCGGGAACAATTTGGTATCGACCGCGGCACGCTCGTCGCTTGGGGTCCCGAAGCATCGCTCGGTTCCGGGGTATCGTTCAACAAAGGCGAGCGAGTGATTTACGCCCGGTACGCGGGATGCCTCGTCACGGATGATGACGGCACGGACTACCGGATCATGAACGACAAGGAAGTCCTTGCATTGGTACGAGCCGAAGAAGGAGTTGGCTGATGGATACTTTGTTAAATGGGCTAGACGTCCGAAACCTGGAGCCTGAACCCGAGGACACGGATCAGGACCAGGATCAAGATCAGGATCAAGAGCCAGATCAAGATCAGGAGCCAGCGGGAGACCGCACGAAGGACCGGGAACCCACGGAAGTTGAGCGCCTGGCGCTTTCCATGAACTGGGACCCGACTTTGGAGAAAACCGCTGAGGAGTTCATTCGCGATCTCGATCAAGTGCATCGGGAGCAGCGCAAACGAATCCGGCAGAAAGACCGGCAGCACGAAGCGCAGATGCGGAAGATGCGCCAGCAACTGGATGATATTCAGGGTAACATGCGCAGCCAGCGTGAGGCCGAGCGCGCACGCGAGATCCAGAATCTCGAACGCTCCCGCCAACAAGCGTTTGATGAACAGGATGAAGCGGGATTCCGGGAATACGACCGGCGGCTCCGGGAACTGGAGCGCGGTCAGGCTCCGGGCCAGACTCGCGATAGCCAGTCGCAACAGCCGGAGATCGATCCCCGCGTTCAGGCCTGGAAAGAAAAGAATCCCTGGTACGATTCCGGCGAGAACCCGAGGGAAAAACACATGGCGGATGCCGTCTTTAACGAGAGCCTGGAAGCCGGGTTCTCCGTCACGGAGTGCTTGCAAGCGGTCGATGAGGAACTTAAGTATTTCAGGGGCCTCAATACTCGCGGGGGCCAGAAACCGAAACTCCCGCTTGTCGGCGGTGGCCGCCCTGGATCGAGCTTTAAACCCAGGGGGCATACCGTCGCGGACCTGCAACGTGATGATCCTCAAGCGTATGAGGTCATGCGCGCGTACGTGAAAGCCGGGACTCCTGATGGGAATGGCAAACCCATGACTCCTGAAGCGTATATTAAGGATTACTATGATGAATAAACCAGTGGCGAGCAACCAGAAACCAGATCCGAGCAACGGAATCACTTTAAGCGGGACCCCCGGTCAGCAAGCCGAGGTTCCGGTGGTCCAGAACGAAGTTGTGTCCGGGAGTACGCCAGGGCGCGACCCCGACCGTCCGAAATACCGATTGGATGAAGAGCTACTCACCGCGCGTCCGCGCGTGATTCCTCTCTTCGTGATTCCGGGTTACAAGACCCATATCGTGGCCTACGACCCGAAGAATCCGGGAAGCGTCCAGCAATGGATCGAGCACGGCTGGGAAGAGATCATGCCCGCGAATGCCGATCCAAGCCAGGCGGTCGAGGAAAACATTAACCGCGGATACGAAATGACCGGCAATCGCTGCGCTCTCGGCGGTGGTCTCATCGGTATTCCCATGAAACTACCCGAAAAATACTACCAGCTGAGCATGAGGAAACTCGAGGTTTTGAACGACTCCATGCTCGCAAATATCGACGGGCGAGGTTCGCTGAAAGAAGAGGCGAACGACGACGAATTTTACGGAACCCGCGAGACTAAAGGCCGCGGGGTCAAAATCACAAGAGCCCGATAACCCTATGTGGGATCGGGGGAGGATTCAATCATGTCAAACACCAATCGACCCAATGGGTTCACGCCCATCGGTCGCAATGGCGGTGCCTATACCGGGGAACTCACCCCGTATGCCGTGGCCTCGAACTACGCCACGGAAATCCGCCTGCGCGACCTCGTTAAATTAGCCGGTTCCGCCGATGCCGCGGGACTCCCCACGGTCGCAAAAGCTGGGGCTACGGATGTCCCGGTCGGTATCGTCTGCGGAGTCGAGAACTCCACGAGCTTGCAATTGGAACGCAAGAGCATCCCGGCCTCGACCGGCGGAATCGTCTACGTATGCGACGACCCCAACGCATTGGTCGAAGGCCAAATCTCCGGCGCGGTAGCCGCGACCAATTTCGGCCAGACCATGAATTTGGTCGATGCCGCGACCACCACTAACGTCAGCGACATGCAGTTCGATTACGATTCGCTCTCGGCTGCGGCCGGAACGTCTGAGGACCGGGTGTTTCTCTTGGAACGCCTGGTACCGGAACCTGGAAATGAAATGGGCATCTACGCCCGAGTCATCGCAAGCTTCAACCTGCATCAACGCGGTCGCGGCGTTAAAGACGCGACTGTTGGCAACGTTGTCGGACAAATCGGCGTCTAGAAGGAGATTGAACTATGCCACCAATTACTACCGGCTCAATGAGCAAACTATTGAAGCCCGGCGTTCAATCCTTCTGGGGCACCTACAAGGACCTGCCCAAGATTGCACGCCAGATATTCGACGTCCGACGTTCGGGTATGAAATTCGAGGAACTGGTCGAATTGATCGGGCTCGGTGCGGCACGCCGCAAGTACGAGGGACAGAGCATCGCCTTCGGTACCGCCGAGCAAGGAAATACCACCACGTTCCTGAACCTCACCTACGGCCTGGGATTTATCATGACCCGGGAAATGATCGAAGACAATCAGTACCCGACCGAAGGGCCGCGACGCGCCCAGAGTCTCGCGCGGTCCATGGTCGTGACTGAGGAGACGCTGGGAGCCAACGTGCTGAATAACGCTTTCAGCAGCTCGTATCTCGGCGGAGACGGCGTCTGCCTGGGTTCGGCGTCGCATATCAATTCGGTTGACGGCAGTTTATGGAGCAACCTGCTCTCGCAATCGACCGATTTCAGCGAAGGTGGGATCGAACAGGCCTTGATCGAGATCGACGCCTTCACCGACCCCCGGGGCCTACACATTAAAGTCAGCCCCAAACAGCTCGTCGTGCCACCCAGCAAGCAATTCATGGCCCAGAAGATTCTGACCACGATGACCACGCCCTTTACCGGGAATCTGACGAAGAACATCATCGCCACCCAGAATCTCATTCCCGGCGGTGTCGTGAAGTGGAACTATCTGACCAATTCCGTGGCGTGGTTCCTCACTACGGACGCCCCGGACGGTCTGGTCATGTTCGTGCGCCGCCCGGTCGAGTTCGGTGCAGATAACGACTGGGATAACGAGAACGCGAAGTATAAGGCCACGATGCGTATCGTGTTCGGCTGGGCCGATCCGCGCGGAATCTTCTGCTCGGCAGGTATCCAGTAATGAAAGGAGAGAGAATCATGAAACGATTACCTATCCTTGCATTGCTACTCACCACGCTGTTGCTGGGATTCGCGCACGCTGAAGTCACACGATTCCCCGGTGGTGTCAGCACCGGCGATATCGGTAGCCTCTGGCAGAACTTTACGGTTCCCCAGTTCACGCGCGCGCATACCTACTTCGACGACTTCGATCGCTACAGTGCCGACGACTGGTCGATCACCACGACGGCCTATGTCTCGACACCGGGATCGACGCTCAGCGATGCCGATAAAGGCCTTCTGAACACCACAAATGTCAACGGCATCGGTGGCGTGCAGATTCACCAAGGCACGGCCGAGACCTTCTTGTTTGAAAGTGGCAAGGAACTCTGGTTTGAGGCCCGTGCCTCGGTGGTCAACGTCACGTCATGTACCGCCGTGGTCGGTCTCTGCCAGACCTCTTCCTACGATTACATCGGCCAGCAGGTGGCTCTGTTCGTGAAACCCCCGACCACGTCCTCGACGCTGTTTGTCGTGCGTGCCGCGGACAACACGAGCGCTGCCAGCACGACCGTTGCAACCGGTATCGACACGGTCGCCGAAGCGACGGCCGTGACCTACGGCTTCTATTACAACGGCGTCTCGACCATTACCTACTATGTCGATGGCGTTCTAACCGGAAGCGTGGTGAACACCACGATGCCGACTCTGGAGGTCGCGCCAACGTTCGGCATTATCTCCGATGTCACGGGAAGCGCCACGAATCAGCTCAATGTTGACTACATCTTCGTAGCCAAGGAACGATAGGATAACGGGAGTGGCGTGGCCCTCGCGGTTGCGCCACTCCCTGATTCCGGGAGTCGATCATGGCCGGTCTGCCACAGACGCACTACGTGCCCGGAGACGCGAATTACAGCTGTCCGCGTTGCGGGTTCCAAGTCAAGCACTCGACAACCAGACGGGAATGGACGAGAACCCGTGTATGTGCCCGGTGCTGGGACCCGATGCCGGTACAGTACAAGCCGGGGTACGGTTATGTCTATAACCGGAATCGGATACTGGAACCGAGTCCGGAACCCGAACCACTGTACGTCGAGGACATCGTGGCCGCGGATGAACTGGAAGGCATTATCTACCCGGACGATCAATACGTCGGGACGCCGGATGGCGATAGATTTGGCTGGTAATCATGGCAACTTCAGGCTCGACCGATTTTAAGATGACGTGTAGCGAGATCGTGCAGGACGCGATGCAGAAGATTGGTGTCGTGGGAGCCACGGAAACGCCGAGTAACGCCGACATGGATACGGGCCGCAAGGTCCTGAACATGATGGTGAAGGCCTGGCAGAACAAGGATGTCGGGATGTGGTTCCTACAGGAAGCGAATCTGTTCCTGCAATACGGGCAGCGGGCCTATTCCCTGGGACCATCCGGCGATCACTGCACGCTCTCTTACGTGCGGTCCGCGTTAGCGGAAGCGGCTGAAGCCACGGACACGACCCTGTATTTGGATGCCAGCGATATGAGCACCGGGGATTATATCGGCATCGTTCTGGACGACGGGACCCTGGATTGGAAAACTTTGGATACCACGCACACGGCTACGGACGCGGTCATTACCGAGGGCCTGTCCGGGGACGCGGCTGCCGGGAACTACGTGTTTGCGTACAGCACCAAGATTCAACGACCGGTCGATGTTTTGGACGCGCGGTTCGATGTCCTGGATGGGGGCCAGCAGCCGGAGATCGAATTCGTCAACCGCTCCGATTTTTTCAAACTCTACGACCGGGTCGCGCGCGGTCAATTGATCCGCGCTTACTACGATCCGCAGCTCACCAATTCCCGTATCTGGGTCTGGCCGACGGCGGATAACGTGAACCATACCGTGAAACTCACACTTCAGGTCCGGGTCGAAGACCTGGACGCATTGACGGACGACATTCAGTTTCCCAGCGAATGGCTCGAAGCCCTGACGTACAACCTGGCGAAACGGCTCTGCCCGTATTTCCTGAAACCGGTTCCGCCGGACATCGACGAGTTTGCCCGCACGGCCTTTAACGATGCTTCGATGAAAGACGAGGACAGCTCGCCGTTTAGAATGGGGGTGCGCTGGGATGGCTAGGGCTGTTAAATCCAGTTGGAACATCATGGGCGGGGCCTATCAAGGCCAGTCCCTGGATGCCAATTCCCAGGAATGTGTGAATCTGTATCTGGAAACGGATCGCGCGGGAGGGCGCACGGCTCTGATCGCCACGCCTGGATTGCAGGGGAAATTCATTCTCTACGACGCGAACGGGATTTGCCGGACGCAGGCAAAATCAGGGGCTGGGACTCTCTTGTGTAACGGAGAATTATACGGCCAGGGATTCGCCAACGACTTCTATCTCATGGTCCGGTCCACGGGAAACGATTCGGGAGTAACGTTCAGTATCACGGGGATCGATCGCGCCGGCGCCCAGGTCACGGACTCGTTCTTAGGGTCCGATAGCGGTGTCGCTTACAGCACAGAAACGTTCTATTCCATTGTCAGCATCTCGGTCTCGGGAGCCCTGGCGGGATCCGTCACGATCGGGGCCTCGGCGCTCGCCACGCTCCCGGCCTGGTTCAGGGGCACTGAAATTCGGTGTCTCAGGGATCTCGACGGCGTGCTCTATGCCGTGATTGGGAACCTTCTGGTCTCCATCACGACCGGCGGGATCGTCACGGCCTTAAACGACCATGCGATGAATACCTGGCAAGGGATTGTTACCGCCGACGACAACGGCCGTCAGATCATGTTCTGCGACGGAACCCTGCATCTCGCGTATCTCTACGATGCCAGCGACTCGACGTGGACGCGTTTGAACGAGAGCGACTACGAGTTTTTGGGTGGGGGCAGCGTCACGTATTTCAACGGCTATTTCCTAAGTCACGAACCCGGAACCAATAAAGTGTATTTCTCAGGATTCACAGACGAGTTGTCGGACGGCCTGGTGTGGGACGCCCTGGATTACCTGGAAGCGAATTCCAACAGTTCCGATATCGTCCGGGTCCTGACCGACCGCCGTGAACTCTGGGTATTCAAGACCGATATCACGGAGATATTTTACAGCACGGGGGATGCTGATGCGCCTTTCGCGCGGCGGCCCGGCGGTTCGCTGGATGCCGGATGCCTGGCCGTGGGGTCCCCCGTGGTAGCGGACAACTCCGTGTTCTGGCTCGCACACGACAGGACAGTGCGGAGAGCCACGGGGTACAACCCGCAGGTCATTAGCACGCCGGGCATCGCGTACCGGATCGGGCAGTACCAGGATGCGAGCGATGCTGTCGGATACTCGTATTCCCTGAACGGGCGCATCCACTACATGCTGGTTTTCCCCACGGGAGACGATACCTGGAGTTTTGAGTCAGAGGCCGGGAACTGGATACGCCGGGCTTCGTACGTCACGGATACGGATCGAGACGGGCGGTATCGCGGGAATGCCTACACGGAGTTTAATAACTGGAACCTGGTCGCCGATTACGAGAACGGCATTATTTACGAACTGCGTTCCGATGTCTATACCGAGAACCTGAAACGCCGGAACTGGCTGAGACGCGCGCAGGTGATTCAGAGCCAGAACAATATGATTTTCTACGGGTCACTGGAAATCGAGTTTGAATCCGGTGTTGGACGCTCCACGGGCGTGAGGCTCCAGGATGTGATGGATACCTGGAATGAAGTGCTGACTGGTGAAAGCACGGGCACGGACTACACGGGGGACGGCTCAATCACTTTAGACGACGTGACAGCGGCTTGGGCGTTGTACCAGATCAATAGCGCCGGTCCCTGTGCCCAGCCTCGTGCGGCGCTCCGGTACTCGAATGATGGGGGCCACACCTGGGTCAGCGAAGGGTGGCGTGAGATCGGCAGAACCGGGGAATACAGCCGGGGTGTCCGGTTCGATCGCTTGGGGTCCGCGAAACACCGGGTGTTCGAGATCCACGGCGGCGATCCGGTCAAAACCGTGATACTGGGCACGACCCTGCGGGCCGAAGGAGGCCTGGACTCATGAGCGCTCCTCTACCGTCCGTTCCGAATACGCCAGAGATGTTCGACGACAAAGGCCAGATGGTTCCGACCTGGCGCGGATTCTTTGATACCTGGCGCTCGGTTCTGAACCCTATTTACGATGCGGTCCAGGCGCATTCCGGGAGTATCAGCGACCTGGATTCACTCCTGGGGTCCGTGAAACCCATGCCCGGCGGCGATATCGTGGGGACCACCGACGTGCAGACCGTCACGAACAAGACGATACAAGACTCCACGATTGACGCCTCGAACGCGATTGATCTTGGTGAAGGGATTACGGTAGTTAATCCTGATGTGCGATGGAACTACGCATCGCATACCTATACGGCATCGCCCGAGACGTGGACGCTATCTGATACGGAATCGAGTGCCCTATTGCTACTGATTCCCATCGCACTTGCCGGGGCTAAAATCGTGGCTCCGTATGAAGAAGGACGTGTCTATATCGTGACTAATAATGGTGCCAATGATGTGTGGTTCTGGACCACGGCTGCCCAGACTGCCCACGTGGTCGTGACGGCGGGTACCAGTATTATTATCTATCATAATGCCACGGCTTATGCCGCTGCGACCGGTACATTCTAATGAACGAAGAACGCTTGAACGAGATAGCCAGGGAGTTAATGCCGTTGCTCAAGAACGATGCCTGGGCGGTACGGTTCTGCGTGCAGTGGATCCGGGTCTGCCAGTTCTGGGACGATCTCATTGATAAGGACTGTCCATTCGATAACGCCAGGATTCATCTGTGCATGGAAACGGCGGTTCTGGATATCCCCGAGAATCCATTCTTCCAAGCCCACGCCCTGCAACTGCTACCGATGATGCGGAACGCCGTGTTGTGCTGGAAAGACAGCAACGATATGGAGCGCCGGGACTCGGAACACGCGCGGGTCCTCGCATTCGGACTCCGATCCGCGTACACGGAGATACTGAACTATGTGGCGTATCTTGTAGGCGGCATGGACTGGGCCGAAAAAGTGGGACCGGCTCTACGGCTTTTGAACGACGAAACGATCCAGGATTACTGGGAGGATCACGACGATGTGCTTCAACGATAATACCGCTAAGGCGGCTGGAAAAGCCAAAAAAGAATATAAAAAAGCCATGGAGGAAATTCGTGGCTGGCTCTCCCCCTTCGTGACCGGTGGTCAAGCAGGATTCGAGGAGTTCGTGCGCCGGGCCTTTGCCGGTCCCGGAGAATTCACGGCATCGCCGGGATACGAATGGGCCAAGAAAGAGGCTCTGGATTCCCTGAACGCCAAGGCGTACGCCAGCGGTACCGGGGGCGGCGCGCTCCAGAAATCACGGATGCGGTACGCTGAAGGGCTGGCTAGCCAGGAATACGGGAATTGGTTGAACGAACATTATGCGTCTTTAAATCCTTTCATGCAGATATCGCAGATCGGCCTCAATGCCGCGAACCAACTCAGCGGGTTTCGGCAGAACACGGCACAGGGCGTGGCCAACATGCTCCTGACCCAGGGGCAGGCGAAGGACGCGAATACGATGGGTTGGCTGAATACCGGGATAGGTCTTGCAGGGCTGGGTCTTGGAGTTGCCGGACTTGCCAAAGCCGCTCCGGCAGCCGCCGCTACGACTACGGGCGGTGGGTTGAATAGTGCTTTTGCGCTTCCGGCCAATAGCGGGATATCGAACTTCACGCCACAGTTTTCACAGAATATCGGCCCCTCATTATTCTAACAGGAGTCCATCATGCCTCAGTATTTTACAGGATTATCGCCAGAGCAATACACGGCCCCACTCTCCGCGTACGTCGAGGGGCGCAAGGCGCGGCAGGATATTCGTCTCGGTGAGAACCGCGTGAAATTAAGCGACTTGACCACCAAGTGGATGGAGGAGGACCGGCCCTACGAGGTCGAGAAGCTGAAGCGGGATAAAACGCTTGGGGATCAGCAAGTCACACTCGGCGGGCTCGGCTTGAAACAAGCCGGGCGTGAAGAAGAAATCGGTGCCTCCACGTTCGAGAAGCAGAAAGAATACGCGATCAATCTCCTGGAATCCCGGCTATCGAAACTCAATACCGATCAGAAAGCCGAAACCATTGCCATGTACGGAGACGCTGCCGGAATGTTGCAGAAAGCCTTGCCGTACATGGAAAAACTCGAACAGTACAATAATTTTGTGGACAAGATCAATGGTTTTATCGGCGACACGGGATTACCGACGTTTCAGAACTTCTCGGGGACACCCGAGGAATTTCCAACATTCAGAGACAGTCAGAATAAATTGATCTCCGAGGTTGGAGCACAGTTTCAGAAGTACGTGAAGCAGACCGACTACATGACCGGGGCTTTGAAGACTCGGGAGGCGAATAAGACGGCGGAGATGAAGAAGCGTGGGGGCCAGGGCTCAGCGCCGAAAGCAGAAGACACGGTCAAGCAGCCGACCGTGAGCGAGCGGGCTTCGGCGCTCAGGCTGGCGAAGGATGAACTGACTCTCGATCCGCAGGTTCTACCCACAAAGGAAGATATCGAACGTCGCGCCCTCGAAATTCTTCAGGACCGATACCCGAATTGGAACCCCAAGGGCGTTCGGGTTGGCGGCAAAACGGAAGAACAACAATTGGCCGATGAGGATTGGCGCACCTGGAAAAAGCCACGGGGTATGTAATGCCTATTCAAGCTTATAAAAACTGGATGCTCGATCCTGAGTACCAACAACTCTCGATCAAAGAGCAGCGTCGTATTCTCGAAAACTATTTTAACGGCAAAATAGTTGACGATGAGTTTCGCTCATTACCAGAAAACGAGCAGATAGCAATACGCAATAATTTTCTTAAAGATCATTTTACACCAGACATTGAGAAGCGTCTTGGTATTGAAATACGCGAACCAATTAACACAAAGCCTAAAGACGCATCGGGACAAGGTGTTGTTGAAAACCTTGCTGCTGGGTTCATGCAAGGCGTAAAAGCGCCTACCGCTAGTGTTGTCGGTTTGTTTGATCCTGAAGTTGGCGCTGAGATGCAGCGTGACATCCAGGAACAGCATCCGTCTGAAGGTGCGGCTGGATTTGTTGGGCAATCCTTGGGTAGTGTTGTTCCATCGGTTTTGGCTTTACCTGCCGGTCCTGCTGCTGCGGCGGCTGGCCTTGCCGGTTACTACGGTGCGAGTGGTGCTGGTGAAGAACGCATCAAGGCATCTGAGGCGCGTAAAGCCGGAGAGGATATTCCGACAGAGCAAGAGTTTAAGGCTGCTATTGGAAACGCTTTAATTCAGGGCGGTGGAGAAGCCGCCATGGGTGCGGCCTATGCTAAACTGTTTGGTGCCGGCGGAAAACTAACTGGTAAGTTATTACCACGAACGGCGAAGGGTGCCGGTTTAGGTGCAGTGGTTGAGGGTGGGGAGGAATCTATACAACAGACTGCGCAGAATGTTTTAGAACGCGAGACTGGCATTGATCCTGACCGTGGAGCGTTTGAAGACGTTCCAGAATCATTCCTGGGTGGTGCAATAGGCGGTGGTTTTCTGGGCGGTGCGGGTGGTGTCTTGACGCCACAACGCCAAGTTGAGGATGTGCAGCAGGATACTGCACAAGGTATGGAGTTTGCTCCAGTCGGCGTCACGGCAGAGGATATGCTATCCGGCATGGAGAACGCGACGGACGCTGATTTGCAGCAGGCACTCGGTCGCGCCCATGAAGCACTCGGGCAAGACCAAGACAACCAGGAAAAGAGAAAAGCGTTCATTGCCATCAAGCGGGAGATCGAGCGGCGGAACCAGCCACCCCAGCCAGATGTGTTACGAAACCAAGCCAACGATCTTCGCGTGCAACTGGTTAAGGAACCGGACGAGCAGAAACGCGCCGGGCTACTGGATCAACTGACCAAGGTGGAACAGAAACTCCAGGCGTCCGGGGTGCAGCGCACGGGCATCGGGACTCCATTGCAGACGCCGGAGACGGTGAAACCAGATACTCGCCCGTCAGCGACCAGTGAACTGGATGTGTTGCGCCAGGAAAGCGAGCGTCTGAATACCGAACTGGAGGACAGCCACAAGCGCTCTCGGGGGCTGCAGGAAAAAATCGCCGGGACGACCAACGATCACACCAAGCGCATAATCCTGATCGAGCAGCTGGCGGCTGAGGTCCAGGAATATAAAAGTAAACTCGCACGCCAGGCCGGAATCGAGCTTCGTGCCGGGGAACTCCGTGCTGCCGCAGCACGCAAACAGCTTCCCGCGCCACCGGAACCAGCGTTGCAATCCGCAGTCGATCCGAATCTGATTACTCCCACTCGCGGCTCCATGGCCGAATCCCAGGTCGAGGCCGGGATGGTCGAAAATCCCTTGGAGCGTGGCGGCGTCGAGGCCTCGACGGCCAGGGCCAGGCAACAGCGCACCGTGAGCCAGCCTTCAGCACCAGCCCTGGAAGCTATCGATCTCGCAACTGATTACGGTGTCCGGGCCGAGACGGAAGCCAAGATTAACTCAATGCCGCGCAAGGAACTGAACGCTCTGGCGAAGTCGTTGGGCGTTGATTCTAAAGGGAACGTCGGCGAGTTACGCCAGCGGTTACTCAAACGCGGCGTCGATCCGGCAGTCCTTGGAATTGACCGCGACGCAATCCGACAGAAGGTCGAGGATGCGTTAAACAACCGCAAACCGCCTCCACCGCCCGCAGGACCCGCTGGCCCATCCGGCCCGGCTCCGACGAAGCCAAAGGGACCGGCACCGGTTAGTCCGAGTCCACAAGGCACGCTTAATGATGCAAAATCCGCATTAGAGCAATCCGATCTACAGCGTACAGGTATATCAAATATCAGCGGTTCAGAATACTTTGCAGTTGATCGTGATTATGCTGATAGGCCAGATTACCCAAGGTTACGTGTCTCAGATCATGCGACGACCGGACGAGGCCAATCTGCCGCTATTGAAGTTGGCGACCATCAAGATGCCGATTTTGGATTAAACGAGATACCCCAGGCAATAGAGCGGTTAAAACAACTCCATGAACAATGGCGGGAGGAAAATGGATTCAATGAAGAGAAGGATGATGTAACAACGAATCATATTGAGGATGGAGAAACTCAGGGTACCAAGCGCGTATTAGTCAAGGATTCCGATGGCAAGGTTTTAGGTGAGCGCATCGTGGTAGTTAATGGCATTCCACTCAGTAAGCGTGATGCTCTGTATAAAAACGCACTACGAGAAATCAATCAGGAGATCAAATCTAAAACGCCAGTAACCCAGGAGACGATCAATGATACGCAAAACCAAGAGGGGGTACGTGGTGCAGTCCCGCGAGGGCAAGAACCTGGGAGGTCCGTACAAGACCAGGGACCAAGCCGAGAAGCGCCTGCGCCAAGTGGAGTACTTCAAGCACCGGGACAAGGGGAAGTAGGCGAAGGCACCGTTTCCCGTACGCCCGAGACGACGCAACGTAAACCTCGTGCGACCAAGCCGGGGAAGCCCCTGCACGACATGAAGTTTAGTACGTGGTTAGCCGACGCTCTTTACAGGATTACTGGCAAGAGAGGGTCCAAGATCGGTCTTCCGGCTCCTAATGTTCTTGGCAGCCACGAGTTTTGGGCGCACACAGATATCCTCGACCGATACAAACACAACGACGCAAACGCACGGAATAGGCGTAAGGGCGAGTTGTTTATCTCCCCAGCCAGAATCAGGGAATTCACAGGACTGTCGCCATCCCAAGCCAAGCGTAACGGCGATGTTGACATCCAGCGTATCTATGATGAGTTTCGCGCCGACTTCCCCGGATTCTTCCCCAATGTCGAATCCGAACAAAATTATGGAACGGATTACGAACGGGAAGCCATTAAGGCGTTCATGGACATCCTGAAGTCCAGTGCTCCGACAATACTTGACGCCGCCAAACAAAATCGTGTTACTATCCTGGATGAATCCATGCTGGCCGATGAGTTGCTTGCGAAGCACCAGTCGGAAGAGGAAGCAGAGTTTGAAGCGTGGCTCGATGAACACCCCGAAGCGCGCAAGAGGATTGAAGATGAAAAAGCCAAGCGATCGAGAGCTGAGAGTTTATCTGAGGAAGAAGCAGCTAAAGAAGGAGCTATTAACGAAGCTCTTGAAGCACTTCAATCAGAGGGGTATCCAGCCGACGCGATCGACAGAGACACGGTAGAGATTCTCGTTGACTACGGATACACGACGGATGAAATATTTGAGTCCTTTGCGCGGGATCAAGGAGAACTCGATGCAAGTCTTAATCCCGATGAATTTGAGGACGCTTTCTCACAAGCCGTCGATGCCTTTCTCGAAGAAAAGGCAAGCCCGAAGCCCGTAAAACCACAGCAAGAAACGCCTGAGCATCTTGAGCCTCCCGATGCTAAGGGGAATCAACAAAGTACGTTTGTGGATTACGAGGAGGACGATAAGGGACTTCTCGGCGGGCTCTTCTCCCGCACCAAGCCCGTGGCCGCTGAAACGATCCTCCAGGAAGCCAAGGATACGCTGGGCACGACGGAGAAACTGACCGAAGCCGGATTTGTGCTGCCTGACGGGACGCTGATTGTTGTGCCCCAGCGGGGCGGTAAAAAATCGTGGTACACCGCAGGGCATAAATGGATTGCCAGTTTGATACCGAGTCTTCAGGACCGCGTATCGGCACTCACCGACTTCATGGAAGCCGGGGCTATTCGTATCGACTATCAGCCCGGCGGCGGGAGTACGATCGAGATCAGGGGCGTGCCGACCGCCAAGCAACAAGCGGTTCTGACGCGCATGATCGAGGGCTCCAAGGGTGCCATCCCGGTTGATATGATCCGCACGCTCCCTGACGGGTCTCTGGATATGTATAGCGGCTGGTATACCGATTCCAAGACACTGGCTGCCGACGCCAAGAGTTTCGCATCCGGGCGCTTGAAGATGACCGGGAGTTTGATTCAGCAATTCCACCAGTCTGACGGGACGCACTGGGCCGGGCGGCGGAACAAAGTTCAGGGCATGGGTGTACTGAAGACTGCGCGTGCCGTTGCCCCGCTTGGTTACGAGCTGGAGGTTGTGAAAACGATTAACGATCTGCCTCCCAGGATGCGGAAGCGTGCTGCGAAACTATCGAGGGATGGCTTCAATATCGAGGGCGCTTACGATCCCGAGACTGGCGTAGCCTACTTGGTCGCTTCTAACATTTCGAGTGCCAAGCGTGCGGTGGAAGTGGCTCTGCACGAGAGCATTGGTCACGGTGGTTTGCGTGGGGCATTGCGTGGGAAACTGAATACATTTTTGTCGCGCATGGCGTTGAGTAAAGAGTATCGTGATAAGATCAAATCGCTGTCGAAGGAACTCAAGATTGACCGTCTGGAAGCGGCAGAGGAGTTTTTTGCCAAGAGCGTTGAAGACGGGACGATTGACCAGTCATGGTGGAGCAAGTTTGTAGGGGCTTTCCGTGCTGCACTGAGGGGTATCGGGATTGAGTTAGAGTTTACGTCTCAGGACCTGAAGCGTCTGGTCCGCATGGCTCACAAGGCGGCGCAGCTACGGGGGGATACTCGTACCAGTGGTGCGAGATTTAGCGCCACGAAGCCAGCGACGGAGTACGATCGTCTGTATAACGGCCTGCTGGAGGGTGGCGCGACGCCTGATGAAGCCGCACGCTGGGTTGAGGAGATGGGCGTTACCAAAGACACCCCGCTCAGCAAACCGGCAGAGGCGACGGAGACAACGGGATTTTCAATACCGGAACAAACGGCGTTACAAAAACTTGGGCAGACGTTTTGGAATAAGTTTAATCGCCTAGAGCAAATTCAAGACATCATTGGCAAGGTCGCAGAAGATCAAGATGCCGTGATGGCTAATGAGTTATTGCCTGGGCGTTCCGGCAATGAAATCCTCGACTTTAGCAAGAAAGTTATCGACCCGATTCTGAAGCGTCTCGCGCACGCTAAACTAACACTCGATGATCTAGGCGTATTTCTCTATGCCAAGCACGCCAAGGAACGCAACGAGCACATTGAACGTAAATGGGCTGATATTGAAAAGATTCCCAAGAAGTACCGTGAAATCATTGATGTCATACGGACTCAGGGTTCTGGTATGACCAATGAGGAAGCTCAGGCCATTCTTGACCTGTATAAAGATGACAAGGTTATACAGGAGTTAGCTAAAGAGGTTTGGGCCTACGAGCAAAAGAATAGGGATCGTCGTCTGGATGCCGGATTGTTGACGGAAGAAGAACACCATGTTTTGAGTACGATGTTCGATTTTTACGTTCCGCTCAAGCGGGACAAAAACGGCAAGAGTCGTATGCGTACCGGAAAGGGATTGTCGGTTTCCGGTCCCGAGATCATTCAAGCGTGGGGGCGCACGACACCGGCACAGAATCCATTCGTGCAATCAACGCTCGATACTGTTGAAGCCATTGTCCGGTCTGAGAAGAATCAGGCCATCGAATCGCTTGCAAAATTGATCGAAGCGAATCCTAACGAAGATTTATGGACGATCCACGAGCAGAAGTATATCCCATATTACAATGAGGGTGGCGAGTTTCAGGGTACGCACCCATCGCACATTATCAATGAGAATCAAGATGTTGAATTTAAGCGGAATGGCAAGCAGTTTATCATCAAAATTCACGACGAAGCGTTGGTACGTGCATACAAAAATCTTGGAGTGGACCAAGTCAAAAAGTGGATACAAGTTTTACAAAAGTATAATGGTTTATTACGTAAGTCAATCACGACCTGGAGCGTGCAGTTTGGGCTGACGAACTTCGAGCGAGACTTTCAGACCGCGATGATTCACTTAGCCGGTGAGATCGACCCCAAGATTGCCAAGGCTGTCGCTAAAGATATTCGTAAAGCCATGCGTGGTGTATGGCGCAACGTTCGTGATAAATCCACACAGGATGAATGGTCTAAAGCTTATGACGAACTACGAAAACTTGGTGGTGTGACCGGATGGTTTGCTTACGATAACTTCGAGCAAAAGGTAAAGCGACTTGAAAACGAACTGAAACAATTTAACGAAAGTCCCACAAAGGCCATACCTCGAAAGCTATTAAAGCCGCTGGGGCAATTGCTTGAAGATTATAACCAGAGTATTGAAAATGCGGTTAGGTTATCGGCATACGTTCATCTGGTAAAAAATGGGTACAGCAAACAGAAAGCCGCGCAGTATGCAAAAAACGTCACAGTAAACTTTGATAAGAAGGGACTGGCAACCAACACCAGTGGAGCGCTGTATCTCTTTTCTAACGCTGCAATCGGTGGGGCAATGAGAAGCTTACTGTCTCTTGCAAAACACAAGGGGACCCGAAAGATTGTTGCGGGCATCACGGCCACGGCGTTCCTGTCTACTCTATTGAATCGCTTGGTTGATGACGATGACGAGTACGATAAGATCACTCCATATAACCGAGATATGAATCTTTTGATTCCTGTGCCTGGCTTGAAGAAGCATGTTGCTATACGGGCTTCATACGGCTACAACGTGTTTAATGCGCTTGGTAACGTCATGGCCGATATGCTGGTTGGTAAAGAAACTGTAATGGGTGGGGCAAAACGTGTTCTGCGGTCCGTGGATCAGGGATTTAATCCGCTGGGGGCCGGTAGTTTGATACAGACTGTTATTCCCACGATTGGCGACCCATGGGTCCAGATTTTAGAAAACAAGAACTTTGCAGGCAACCCAATTTATAAGGAACAGCCTCCCTACCAACCCAAGGTTCCTGATAGCGAACTGTACTTCAAATCGGCCAGAACGCAGACAGTCGCGCTAACCAAATGGCTCAACGCTGTCACTGGCGGAAGTGAGAAAGTCAGTAAATTTATTGACATCAATCCAGAGGTATTAGATCACTTGCTGGATTCCTATACCGGTGGAGTCGGTAAACTTATGGGTGATACTGTCGATACGTTAGCTACCTTTGCGAAGATGGAGCTGCCCGAAGCGCATAAGGCTCCCATTCTGCAAGTCATGGTTAAAGGTCCATCGGCCTCGTTCGCACGTAGCCGGGCGCTGGATACGCTGGCGGAATCGGGCCGCACGATCTTCGGCGAGATCGACACCCAGCGGTTCCGGGATGATATGAAGTATGCGTTTGAAAAGAAAATTATAACCGCCGAACAGTATTCCAATTACTTGAGGCGATTCACTAAAAACCAAGCTGAAGCGAAAGCCAGCCTGGGTAAAATCAAGAGCGAGCGCAAACAAGAACGTCCGGCACAGCCTGAGCGCACGGAGCGCCGGGACCGTCCCGAGCGTCCCACGAGAAAGATCGGTCTCGGCATGAGGCCGCCCGTTACAATCGGATCGTTTGCATGAGAGGTCATGATGGCTGATACCAATATCACCGCACGTTTTGTCCCGAATCCCGTCCCACAGTTCTTTGCCACTGACGGCACTCCAGCCGCGGGGTATAAACTGTACCATTTCAATACGGGGTTGACGACCGACAAAGATATTTGGACCGAGGAAGTCGATACCAGCGATGAGGCTCACAAGCACGCGCAGCCGATTGTCCTGAACTCCCGTGGGGAGGTTCCGGGCGGCATGTTCGGGACCGGGAAATACACGTTCGTGCTCATCCCCCCCACTGGCCCAGCAGATGATGATTACAGCGACGCGATCTGGACGATCAACGATGTTGATGCCGTTACGATCCAGGACTACGTCAGGGAGACGATCTTCGCCTGTGCGGACGCCGCTGCGGTTCGATCCGCTCTCGGCTTAAACGATGCCGCGCTTTTGGATGACGTGCAGGGCGAGGCTGGCAATGTCGTGGTCTACGATGAGAATGGGCGATACCCGGCAGAGGATGGGCGGAATATCGAGAATGTGGTCACGGTCGTTAGTGGTACTTGGACTCCGACGCCGCCTTTGCCACGATCCTATTTGGCGGGATTGAAGATCACGCGGGCGAGTGCTGTGTCTATTACCGTTGAGGTCGGGGTCTGCCGTGACGTCGATGATGGCGCAAACATTGAAGTGACGACCCCGATCACGAAATTAACGAATGCCGTGTTTGCCGAGGGGAATAATGCGGGAGGAACATTGGGTGGGGCGGCAGGTGCGGATACCTGGTACCACGTGTTCCTGATTAAAAAGAGTTCCGACGGTACGGTCGATGTTGTTTTCTCCAGTAATGCGACACTTCCGACGCCACCAACGGGATTCGACATCAAGCGCCGGATCGGCGCGTTCATGACCGACGCCACGCCAGAAGTGCTGGATTTCACACAACGCGGGGATTATTTTTGGTTTAATGCGATTCAGGAAGACGAATCCGCAAAAAGTGTTGGTACTAGCGACACGACAATCACGCTAGATTTTGTTCCAACAACCGTATTGTGTGATGCCATATTAAATGTACTGCTAGATAAAACTGCGTCTGCTGATATATCTTTAATGGTGTTTCCAACCACGATGACTGCCGAGACGCCATCTGGAATTTCGACTACTGCACCTGATGCCCATGTATCGCCTGGATTCACCTTTAGTTCGGATACAACTGGAGATCAGCCATGCGGAGGACAAATTATTATTCCATTAAATTCCAGTAAGCAATTTACTGTCCGTGCATCTGAAGCGAGTTGTTATTTTTATGTCTGGACACTCGGCTGGATCGACCGCCGGGGCCGGGACGATTGAGGAATTATCAAAATGAGAATCTTCAATGCCTTACTGATCCTGCTTCTTACTACCGGACTGTCGTTCGCGCAGATCCTCAAGATTGATGACGCGACGACGGCTGAGGGGGTGGATGGGACAGAAAACATCCCAATCTCGAAACTCCCGGCAGGCGGGAACAAGCGGGTGCCGCGTAAGATGACGCCCCAGCAGATTCTCGATGCGGGACTCGACGCCACATTCGGCGATCTCGATCTCCAGGATCTTACCGTTGCGGGGCTCCCGTATAACGCCACTTATTTTACCGAGTTAATCAATGGATCGACCACAACGCTTCATGCTCACGATTTCAGGTCCCAGGTTGAGGCTGATGTTACTTCTTATGTCGATTCACTTAACTTGAGTTCTTTGTACGTCCAACGATGGTTAATACTTCCGGGAGTCTCTACCTTCACGGGGGTGCTGAACGACAGTACGCAGCGGATCAAATACGCCTGGCTTTCGATCTATGGCCGGGAATTCGATTACGACGATCTGTCAAAACCGCGAGCCTCTAACGACTCGGTCTTCCAGGCGCTGGGGCCGGGCAATGGTACGCATTTCGGGGTCCAGGTCTCGATGGATTACCCATGGTTGAGTACCGACGCATCGACACGTCAAACCCTGGGGCAACCCGAGTATATTCTGGCTACCCTGATCTATGCGCTACAAGGTGCTGGTGAACCGGATTACGGGACGGTATTCTGGCTGTCGTCCCTATCGACAATCACGGTATCCGGTAGTACTATCGAGGTTGATAACATGCAGCCCTTTACATTCTGGAGCCAGGAAACGATGAGGTTGTACTGATGAAAAATCCATTACTACGCATTTTATTCCAATATCTGCTCGTGCTCTGTGTATGGGACGTTCTCGCTGTCGCGGTTTTTGCCGACGAACCCACGACCATCGTACGCCATCGCGGCAAGGCCGGACTGGCGGAGCGTGTTGAGTCGAAAGGCAAGAGCGCGAAGGAAAACACGGTGCGCGTCCGCTTTGGCAAGACTATCGGCGACGTGGTGATTCAGGAGCGAGTGGTGGTGAAGGGCGTGGATGTTTTCGAGTCCAAGCCGACGAAAGAACGAAAAGAAACGGCGAAAGAGCGACCGCAACCGGCGAGCGTTAAGCCTCTGAAAGCGAAGGTGCCAAAATGAATATCAATGGAGACCTTATATATATTCAGGACTCAGCCCAGCCCTTGTTGGATTCACCGTCTGAAACTCTCACCAACCTTACGAAGGGATTCAACCGGCGGGAAAGGCGGCTGTCCGAGCGAGGGCGTGAAATTATATCAGACTGCAAGGGTTCTACTGAGTTTGCACCAAGACCAAGTAGACCGCGATGCAGGAAAGCGAAGGTGGGGCGATGAAACCAATAGCAACATTAATTATCCACGGACTTCCTGAGATGAAGAAGTCCGAACTAAAACGTTTACTGATTTGGCTTTCTACGCAAGCTGAAGCAGTTGTATCGAACCCAAAGGAGTATAACAGGCGCTATACGGCGCAGTTGCACCACAGTAAAGCGCAGGTGAGCCGATGACCAATCGAACCATAATTTTATTTGTTTTTACAATTTTATTTGCATTAGCCACGCTGGTGCATGAGGTCTCAGCCGCTCCCGTCCTGCTCGAATCCCAAACGATCAACAACGGCGATGGCACAAAAACTTTTATGACCAGATCTGGCGGATGGTGGCGCGATGATTCCGGTGCTATCCATGAGACCGTGAGCGAGTTAATAGCAAGCGACGGCGTGTGGGACATTGAGAACATCAGTGCCCCGCACAAAGTCTTTGCGGCCACGGACGAACCGCGTTGGCGAGTCGATCCCCCGGCAGGTGAAGCCGCTGGGATGGAGATCGCATTCAGCACTGTATCACTCTATTTATTCGACGAGGTCAATGGCGATGTCGAGAAAACAATCCCATGGACGAGAGCCGGATTGGCCACTACCTACGACGGGACAACCATTAACTATCCTCTGTTTGCAGATACCAACTTGTATGTCCTTTCGACTCCCGAAGGATATAAAACAAACTTCTTTGTTGGAGCACCATCCGCAATTCCATCTCCAACCAGCGCAGAGTACTTTGGACCTGCTGTAGATGTCTCAGATGTTTATTTTGCGATTCGTTACTCGGTATCGAAGTGGCCAGAATCCGCGATGCTCGTAGATGGTGAGCCGTTCGGACCTGGTTCCATCACGGATGGATATAGCGCCACATTTGGCAATGATCTCTGGATGCTGCCAACCAAAGCCTACCGAAATGTCGAAGGCTTCACTGGTGAGTCGTGGCGTGATGCAGAGGACGAATCATACGTTTACTATGTATTCGATCGACTGGCTCAAGAGATTCTTGTCCTCGCGCCCTACACGCTGTTTGTAGGCGCTCAGAATGTAGTCATTGATCCAACGACCTGGACCAGTGGGCAGACGAGCGCTGATGATATGAATGCCTTGAATAGCAACACCACCACGACAAATTACGGAACAGGGGCTTGGTATGTTGGGTACAATGCATCGGGGCATGAGTGGATAGGGTTGTGTAGATTTTCATCTGTCCCAACGCATTCATACGTTGAGGATGTATCGGCAACATTGATATTGAAATATCTAAGTCAGGCTGATACCAGTACGCCTAGTTATCGGTTGAATAGATTGTTGAGGGATTGGTCAGAAACCACATCGACCTGGAACATCTATTCAACAGGTAATAACTGGGGTACGGCTGGAGCAAAAAATTCAACGACAGATTATGATGGTGCGGTTTCTAAAACAGGTACGTTTGGAAATGCCACGAACTTTGAATTATCAGATGATGCTACGTTCAATGGAATTGTAGAGGGGTGGTTAAATGGGACATACACCAATAATGGATTTGTTATGGCAAACACGTCTGGTGGCACGAATAATTACAAGAATTTTGGGGCCGACGATGACGCAACATCAACGAATCGCCCTTATTTATCAATCACGTATCGGCGTGGTGCGGGCCTTGCACAATTTCCTGCCTCAACCAATTTGGACGTTGTAGGAGGATCGCTTGGTTGCAGCATCGTGCTCGATAGTACAACCACTTATTATACTGTTGCCGAAATTGCCGATAATGTTTCGGCAACAGTCATAGCATACGATGGTACAGAGTCTCTGGTTGGGGATGGCGCCGATGCGGATTATGCATGGACGGGGCAGTTTGAGGCAGCGACGATTGCATCAGGCACACAGTATTTTTTGGTCTCCGATATTACGATCAGTGACATTGTATCAGTAGTGCTATCGAACGTTGGTGATATCACAGAGGACCGTATGTTTGCTATTTCACCAGGTGGCGGGGGCGCAGTCGATCTATCTACGGTAGCTAAAACAACGGAACTAACCGCGGTGCACGATGCGATCCAATCCGTCACCACTGATGGCACGTGGGGACTGCCGGCAATCGCTACCCTGGTAGGCAACGCCAGCACGGCGCTAACAGACTGGACTCGATACCAACCGCAGTCAACTAAGTATCCAATCGTGTGCTATCCCACTGATACCGACATCGGCACGCTGTTTGTGCCCGAGGGCGTGTACTTGCAAGAGGACGCAAGCCTGGAACTGCTCGCCTCATTCTCCGCCGATGCCGCTACGCCGGATATGGAAATCAGTGTCAGGAACGATGCGGGAAACGCATTAATTTCATTCAATGCCCGTGATGCCTATCACGCCGGATCGTGGTCATTCAGCCGTGAGTCCCTGGCGCAGATCGACTCGACGACGCGCTACATCCTGAGAATGCGTTACGAGATTCCATCATCGGCCTTGACCGCCAGCGGGACCGGAGCCCTGCACGTGATTGGGACGTACCGGAATCCGATGTACGGGACACAGCCGATCAACAACACGGTAGCGATGTACTCGAAGCAGCTGGAGGGTTCGGAACTCGATGCGGTCCAGGCCTCCATTACCGCCGTCGATGTATCCCTGGCTAGCCTGGATACCGAGATCAATAAGATTAACCCGTCGAGCTCGGTAATTTATATGGCGTCCGGTGTGGAGATTCGCGGCGCGACCTGGACGGGTACGCGCTACGAAGCCGCACCGGGGTACTGCAACGTGGTTACCGGGTGTCCTGCGGTGATCCAGAAGACTTTGGACGATGGTACAAAATGGAATCTGTTCCTGCACTATGAGGAAACGAACCTGAACGTCCCGGTCCCCGTGGCGTTCGTGGAGGATGGGGCCTGGACGGTGAGCGCCGGAAAAGTTACGGCGGCCAATGCGACCGATGCCGTCCGGGCGACGGGGCAATCGGAAGACGTGCTCTGGTACACGGAAGTGAGCGGATTCTAATCCCGCATGTGAATGGATAAGAAAATGAATGCTGTGGGAAACCGTCGGTCTACGGATAAAAGCGGTTCAATGATCCGCGAGTGGATCAAAGTGCTGTGGCCGATTATTCTCGTCGGAGCGGCAGCCTATCACTGGATGGGCAGTACCGAGGAACGCCTGACAAATATCGGGTTACAGGTCAACGATATCAGTAAACGGCAGATCGAGTTCCTGACCAGTATCGAGCGCTTGAAGACCGATGTCGAGTACCTGAAGAACGATACGGTACGGCGTGGAGAGAAATCTGAATTTCAAGCGGATATATCTCCGAAAGGGTAATGGTAATGAAACAGAGCGTCGCGCTTATCGGCATTCTCGGGTTTGCGGTCTTCTTGATTGCGGCCAACGAGCAGGTCGAGGCACAGTGGAAAAAGCTCTTCTGGTCGGTCGATGGCAATCTCGGCGGGTACGGTGGGCTTCGCGAAGGGCGGGACGATATTGACTACAACTTCGGCGGGGATGCCGTGCCGTATTTCAAAGCCTATCAGTTTGGCGAAGTTGAGTCCTCGACGGATGCCATTCAATCCGCGAGTTTGGAGACGCCGATACTGTTCGTGCCATCCGATTCATTCATCGGATCGGCGACCCCCGATTTCTGCAACCAGTTCGGTCTCTCGGCGGTGGTGACGGCCTCCACGACGGACCCGGTGGATATCGAGTCCTGGCCTACGGTGCCGCCGCGCCTGGTGCTCCTGGTCCCTGGAGACGAACCGGCTTACTATCTGGTGTCGTGCGTCACGGAATACGAGGTGGGGCTGTAATGGACGCAGTTCCGGCGGACGAGCGGCTACAGGATATCCGCGACCTTGCGGTTGAGGTCGAAACCGAAGTGCGCGAACCGGATGCGCCGATCCCGCCTCCCGATGATGGGCCAGCCGAGACCGTCCCGCCTAACCCGGTATCCCCATGAAACGCTGGCTAACCGCATTCATATTACTTATCCCGGTTTATAGTCATGCAACTGATCCCAATGCAACGATCCTGGGATGGTATTGGTCTGATGGCGGAGAGATGGAGGCAGGTTATGTGAATGACCACATGACTCCTGCCGACCCCAACTCGTGGCATTCATTAACAGATTTTACCCCACTAACCACATGTACATTTGACTATGATTCGGCTCACGCTGCTGGAGATTATGTTTATGACTCTCCATTACCTGGTGGAGTGCAATACATTGGCGCAATTATAATCGCCCAAGTTTCTGTTTCGATATTCCCTGACCCAGGCGCAACATTCCGCAACATCCAGATATTTGAAGATATGTCTATTGGAGCGGCTACAAGTTGCGTGACGATAACCACATTCGGGGAATTGGAATACAATGATTGGGAGATTGATAGTATTGGTGGAAGAACAGGATCAGGGTTAGGGGACTTTATATTCTACGTTGCTGTCCCAACCTATGAAAATGATGCGTCTATAGCCTTGGCGGCTTCTGTCTTCATCTCCATCCACTATACAGGATATGCCGGGGGGGATTTTGATCGAACGATTTACGCCGGATCATGGTCGCCAGTCGTTCGGTTCGACGATGTAACTCCTGAGCCTCCAGCAAACACACCTACTCCAACACAGACCGTTACTCCGACGCCGACCCTCACGCCGACGAGAACCCCGACGCCGACCAATACCCCGTACCCGCAGCTCGATACGCCGATAGTGGGAGTTGCCGGAAACCTCAACGTGGATATATTAAAAAATGCCAGTGTTCATTACGACACAACACAGTACGGATTTGTTCAGTTTGCCTATTATGTTTCGACTGATGGAGGATATACTTACGGTTCGCCTTCATACACAACGTTAACATCATTTACGCTCGGACCATATTGGGGCGGTTCTATTTGTGTAAAAGTCATCGCAAAGACAAGCGCGAGTTTCCCTGTTTTTGATAGCGATCCTGGCGTGGGGTGCATGACAGTCAATACGCCGACCCCGACCTCAACTCCTACCTCCACCAACACCCCGACTTCAACCTCGACTGCGACGAATACCCCGACCTCGACTTTGACGCCAACTCCAACTCCTACCGTTCCGCCGATCTATACCCCGACGTGGACACCCACCAGCACGAGCACCCCAACTTCAACGAGCACGTCAACTCCGACCTCGACGAGCACCCCAACTTCGACGAGCACGGACACTCCGACCTCGACCAGCACCAACACTCCGACCTCGACCAGCACCAGTACCCTGACTCCGACGCCAACCCCAACGCTCGCGCCGGGCGCGGATACCCCGACTCCGACTCCGACCTCAACAGTCACGCCAACCAGTACCAGCACCTCAACCCCCACTTCGACTTCAACACCAACGAACACCAGCACCAGTACCAACACCCCGACCTCCACCAGCACGAGCACGAATACCCCGACCAATACCCTGACTCCGACTCCAACAAACACCCCCGTGGTCATAAACACTCCCACGAACACGCCCGTGGCGACCTCAACCCCGACCATGACCTCGACCCCGACAAGCACGTCAACGCCCACTTCGACATTGACTCCAACCCCAACCTCAACGGGGACGCCTCTGCCGACCTCCACGCCAATCCGCGAAGTATTCGGCTATATTGTTAAGAAGGTCACGGATACCTGGTGGTTATACAAAGTCGAGGGATACCGACCGACGCCAACGCCGTAATCGGGAAAGCAGAATATGATGGATGAACGCGGTACAGGGAGCAAGGAAATTGAATTTGGCAAGTTACTTCAGAAGGTCGATACGATTGGAGATTCCATCGACGATATCTGGTCAAGCCTTAAATCGTATCACTGTGAGTTTCACGCGGGCCTCGACGCCATGGACAAGCGGCGTTTCGACGGAGATGAGAAATTGAATAACGAGATTGAGAAAATTAAAACCGAGATGTGGATTCAAAAACTATCGTTGGGTAAAATCATCGGGATACTGATCGCGGTACAATCCGTACTTTTGATCGCTATCCAACTCTGGTTAGGCGGGAAGATCAATGTCTGATTCGATCCAGGGAATGATAGCGGCTCTGATCGAGCGGGAAGGTGGGTTCTCGAACCACCGGGCCGACAAAGGCGGTCCCACGAAATACGGGATCACTCAGCGGACGCTCAGTATCTATCTGAAACGCCCGGTATCGATTGATGAGGTCCGGGGCCTCACAAAAGAAAAAGCCGCTGAAATCTACGAACGATTCTATTACCTCGATCCGCATATTGACTTACTGCCACCGGGCTTCCAAGCACAGGTGATGGACATGGCCGTGAACCACGGCGCTCCGGATGGAATTCGATACTTCCAGCAGTTCCTAAATACATTCGGCAGCGGATTGAAGGCGGATGGGATCATTGGGCCGAAGACCGCAAAGGCTTGTGCGGTGGTTATCAAGCAACTCGGCAAGATCGAGGCAAACAACAGGCTCGCCGAATTCAGACAAGGTGTTTACCTCGGAATCGTCGAAAACGATCCAACCCAGATCGGTTTCAGGAACGGGTGGTTGAAACGAGCCAAGGAATTCATCACCCAGGAAGAAGAGGTCTTTGCATGAGCGTCTCCTGGTACACGGATCGCCGGGCACAGCTCTATAAGCGGCGAAACGAATACATTGCGAGCCTGGCTCAGTGCCAGTCCCGGTACCTGGATATCCTGCAAAGCATTGGGCTCCCACCTCTGATCGAGCGCTACGGGAAAGATTCGACGTTTCAGACCAACGGCTGGGTATCGCCATGCCCCCGCCTGTTTATTAAAACTCACGCTCCGATAGGGGTGCAGGACTCGAACCTGGTTTCGGCACACCTGATATACGCCCAGGAAGTCGAGGGTGTGAACGACCATAACCGGAATACACTCAGGATTCTGAAGTCCGGGGACATCTATCAACCCGGATACGGGTTGTTCTGGGCGGGGATCGCCCCATATATGCCAGTCCAGGTTCTGCCGTTCCCCGTGGACCAGGATGGAGACCTTGCGTTCAATGAGCAGCCTCTAGCGGGCTCCTGGCAGCATATTGCGGAGCGGATCGGACACCCTGGGTATCCAATCAGGCCCGGAGACGTGATCTGTGCGGAATCCGTCACGGCTCTATTGCGGAAACCTGGCGCGTCAATCTCGTATCCCCCGTGGGTTGAGGGACCCCAGGACGCAGGAGATGAACAGGCGTTCATCCGGCAGATAACGGACGCCGGGGTGTTCGTGGTTCTTCCGGCGGGGAATGATTATCTATGGGAACAGCCGGATATGGAGCGGTATCGATCGTTTATCCCCGATGATTATGGGTATCAATCCAGCGGGGCACTTATCGCAACCTGTAACGGCGAGCAACTGATGTACGGTGGCAAGCCCTTTGGGTGCCGACCCTCTCACTCCCGGACCGTGACAACCCCCATGCGCTATCCCTGTGGGGCGCAAGGCTGGCTCCGGGGCCAACCCGTGGGAACTTCCTGGTGCGCGCCCCTCGTGGCCGGGACCTTGGTGATGGTCGCCCGTATCTATCAAATCACCCAAGGAACTATTCTTCCGGTCCCAGACTTGCTCCGGGCCGTGACCTCCGCCCTGACCGTGCAGGAAACCAGTTGGAAGGGCGGGCTGCATCCCGTGGGCCGCCAATGGCGACCGGATCGGATACTGGAATGGTTATTGTAAATAATCGCTATTGACACTCGTTTTAAAAGAGAGTTATTATATTCTCGACCAAGTTAGAGAGGCGCGTAGAGCCTCGAAGGAGAACGCAATGGATGGTTGGAAAAATACCCTGAAAAGCAAAACGGTTCTGGCGGGTATCGTCACGCTGGTCGCTAGCGTCATCGGCATCTTCTGGAAGATCGATCTGACGGAAGACTTGCAGCAAGCAATTGTCGATCAGATTGCTCTCATTATTACGGCGGTATCCGGTATCGTAGCGATTTACGGGCGCATCACCGCTAAGGCCAAACTGGGCACGCCACCGGAAACAAATTCGACCACGAACGCAACGGATTGATCTACGAAAGTTGGAACATATTATGAAATTACTGACCTTCATATTAACACTTTTCCTGTGCATCCCAGCATGGCCTGATGCCGATGGGCCGGGGGTGGATACAACTAAGGCCTGGTTCCCCGGATCGGGATATAGTCTGGATGGCCTCGGCCGATTGAAAGCCGATACCGCGCAGTCCCGCCAGAACCTCAATGTGGCACATTACGTGATTGGTAGTGCATCTTCCTACGGCATCCAGGGCTGGTTTGTTGCAACTGTGCCCGGATCAGTCACGAGTGCTACCGTCACATCGGGAGATATATTGTTTGATTTATCCCCCTACGATCTTGGAAATGACGAACGTGTAACGGTTCAAATCTACGGAGAGTCTCCTGCTGGCACGATCTTTAGCTCGACCACCGGGACAATCCCCACAATCACGGCCAAGGGGACGCCATTCAATCGGTACTATGGAGATGATGCAAATCTACCCGCTGCATTGATTGCCGACGCGACGCCTCTGAAGTGTGGAATCAGTCGCATTGATACGCACGGTCTCGCATCCCTTGTACTGAATGTCTCGGCAGCGGCAGCCTACAGCCAAGTGTATTCAACGACGAACGGGGCTTTGCTTCCAGACACACCGGAAACATTTAGTACGGCACCGGCTTACGTCCCGATGCCTGCAACCTATCACGTCTTAATCAGCAATCCGAGGTATCCTTAAAATATGGCAATAAGTACGTGGGTGGGTTTGCTAACGGTTTTAGCATCGCTTGGTGTGGCGGTATTTACATGGTGGGCCTCTCCGACGAGACGGAGAAAGGACCAAGTGTTAGATATTAGCCGCATTGAGGATGAACATGAGAAAAAACGAATTCACGTCCGGGATTTGCTGGACAAAGATAAATCAGCGTACACTCAAGAGAGGCTCAAGGGCTTCATACGGAACGATAAATAGGCTCCTGCGTCGTCGAGGTCTATTCTCGACGTATTCTCCTATCCTATTCTGCTTGGTCGTGGCCGCACTTATCATGGGGTGCGGCCACGCCACTGTCCGGCCCGTTCTCCCCGCCTTCCCCGATCCAGCCAACGACCTGAGCGTCACACCCATTGAATCCGAACCAGGTTACTGGAGAATCCATCTCACCGATCTGGATTCTTTGGTGCGCCGGTGCCAGAATGCCGAGCGCGACCTGGCAGTGTGCCGAAAACTGCTTGAAATAAACCACATTGAGTATGGAGGAAAGTAATGAATAAAAATAACGTGTTTCTGAATTGGTTTATTCTATTCGTCGTCCTGTGTCTCATGTTTTTAACCGTGTTCTATAAGATCAATTTAATGATTAAGGATCACGAGCACCGCACCGAGAACCGCGAGAGGATTATAATCCCCCCAGATTCAGAGCGGCTGGACTGGCTCATGGATAATATGGTGTTCAAGCAGGATGGGGGAACTAAGACTGCGAACGAATTATATGAAGAGCATATTGCCAGCGCGACGGAAACGGAGAAGCAGTGATGAATCTTACTGAACGGCAGAAGTGCGCGACGTTGTTTTACAACGAAGTAAAAAACTTGGTTAGCGAAATCGAGTTTCCGATTGATACTCATGTGGTATGGGAAGAAGCAGATATGAATATGGATGGTTTATGTCGAGGCACCAAGTCCTATCCATGCCGCAAAAATCTTCAGTATTTAGCGAAGTGGCTTGTGTGTCTTGCCAAACAATACGGCCTTGCCGACATCGACCCGTTTATCGACAACGCCTTGGCTGAGATGGAACGGAAGGGGCACGACTACGCTGACGACGACAACGCATATCAGAACTTCGAGGAGACCGCTGAGATGCTTGGGCTCGCGGTCCCGCAAGTCATCATGGTGTCCATGCTCAAGCACTGGGCGGCGCTCAACAACTATAGGAACGGCAAGATCATGCAGGGCGATCCGATTGTGACCAAGTTCATGGATGTCTGTAACTATTGCGCGATCCTTGACGCCTGGCTCCGAGAGCAATCGGCGAAGGAAAAGAGCCTCTCTTTTTTTGACAGGCCAGGATTGTGCGATACCATGGGAGATGGAGATGGAGAACATGAATATTGAAACGCAGCATAGGATTACCCTAGAACTTCCATTTAAATTCGGAACGTTATTATTTGGCGTAACCAAATTTTTCCACAACCACACCCCGCACTATCAGACCGTACCGTTACATTTCTGGTCGTATACATTATCAAAACATGGTCTGATGATTCTGGTTGATGAGGATAGATTTACGCATAAGTATCCGATACAGGATTGCTTTGTAGATCAGGATGAAGCTGATGCGGAGTGCGAGCGCCGAAGCAGATAAACGTGCAGGAGAGAACCATGAGCCTCAACAAAAAACGCATCGAGAGCCTGGAGCCGCGTAGTCGCGCTTATATTGCCTGGGATAGTTTGATTCCCGGATTCGGTGTTATCGTCTACCCCAGCGGTCGTAAATCATTTTGCATTCAGTTCCGGGACCGCTCCCGTAAATCCAGAAAACACGTTATCGGATCCTGTAGCGTGATGCCGGTAGACGATGCCAGGGCTGAGGCCCGGCGATGCCTGGCACTTGCAACGCTGGGCAACACGACGTTCCTGAGGCAGGAGACGGCAACCGGAACCCTACTCTCTGACGTATGGGCGCGGTACGAGCGGGAGCACGCACAGAGTCTCAAATACAGTACGCGAAAAGAGAACGCTCGTCTCTGGGTTGCCAACATCAGTGACGTGCTTGGTGGTCGGCCCGTGGCAACGATCCAGAAGCGCGACGTGGCCGATATCCACAACCGTTATTTCGATCACCCGTATCTTGGAAACCGGCTCCTATCGTTGCTGAGTCTCTTGTTTGGCCTCGCAGAACGCTGGGGGCTCCGGGACGAGGGGACCAATCCATGTGTAGGGATTCAGAGGTACGGCGAAAAATCCAGAGAGAGAGTTCTGACGGATCGGGAACTGGAAGCGATCGACCGGGATCTCACATCTGGCCGATACCATCAATCCGTGGTTCTAGCGATCAAACTCCTGTTTGTAACCGGATGTAGGCTCCGGGAGATATTGAATATGAAGTGGGAGTACATCGACTGGGATGCCCGGTTGATACGGTTGCCGGATTCCAAGACCGGGGCCAAGACCGTGGATATGAACCCAGCCGTTCAATCCCTCTTGGCTGATGCCCAGCGATTGGAGGGCAACCCGTATGTGTGTTGGGGATCCGTGCATAGCCAGCCACGAATTCAGATACACCGGCCATGGAAGAAACTCTGTGAAGCATGTGAAATCCAAGATGTCCGACTGCACGATATTCGCCATACTTTTGCCAGTACGGCCATCTCTCATGGTGCGAATCTGATTGAGGTCCGTGATTTACTGGGCCATAGCGACGTTCAGACCACACAGCGCTACGCTCACCTGGAGACCGAGGCCCGGCGAGAGGCGTCCAGGAAAATATCGGGGGTAATACAGAGCGCCATGCAGAGACAGCCAACCGGGACTGAGGGCAAAGTCATCAATCTTAAGATTAACAATCACGATTAAGTTTGCAAACGTAAGTTATTATATCGGGCAAACTTAGGATAAGTATACCTATAACCACAAATCAGGACTTTAATTTAATTTTAAGATTTTTTTAAGAAAGGTATTGACAGACTCTCGAATCGGAGTATGATTTAGGCAATGAGGCAATGTGATGCAGAAGAAAAAAACAATCTCCTTGTTAGGTGCATGGCTTGAAGACAAACGGAAAGCCATGGTGGTGGGACGGGTCGTGTTCTGTATGTGGCTCGGCGTTTCCTACCCCACATATAGCAAGATTCTAAAACCAAAATCCGAGATCAGTCCCAGCACGGTTCGTAAAGTATTTGCCAGGTTCGGCATGGAGCCGGAAACTGGGATGCTGGCGGTTAAGAAAACGCGGCCACGAAAGCGGAAATCCAATGGTCGATAGTCACTCATCCGTGCTCATTTTTTTTGCCGGGTTTGCGCTCGGCCAACTCGTTAGTACGATCTCAATCGGCGCGCTGCTCCAGCGCGATGCCGAACATCTCACATCCAGCGGGGGGACCGAACCACATTCCCCTCCCGAGCCCGACCCCAGTCGGTCCCCCCGCAACGTGGAGCCTTCGCCATGAATAAAAAACAGAATTCAACGAGCGGTTCCATCGCTCGATCATACCCGAGGCCGGGGGGCGCTCCCCTTTCAGATTCCACACATCGCGCTCGTCCCCCGGTCTCACTCCTCCCTATTGACGAGCACCTGGGTGCGGCCCAGGAGGCGGCGGACATTGGCGATATTGTTGAGACGCTCGCGAATATCCTCAACGCGTTGGATTGCGAAACTGAGCGGGCGATGCGCGAATGGGAATCAGGTAATCAAATCGAGGCACTGCGCAACGTGGCACAGACGTGCCGGACATGCGAGAAAATCATACAGGAGGCATGCGGATGAATACTGCGCATGAAAATTTAATAGCGCTCTGCCGGGAGCGTGGCGTTGAGATCGCGGACGATAACACGTTTCTCGTGCCGTCGTCCGATGGCACGAGAAAATACACGGTACGCGAAAAACCAAACCCGGATGCGATGGATACGGACATTCATTTATGGGATTGTAACTGCATGGCCGGGCAGCACGGGCGAATGTGCAAGCACGTTCGTCTCGTTTCGGAGATCGTTGAAATCTACGACGAAACGGCAGGGTTCTAAAATGATTGTCTGGCTACTCGTCGCCGTGGCCGCCATTGAGGCCATCGTAATAAGACATCTATTACGGGAGCTCCACGAGAGTTGGAGCAATCAAAATATATTATTGAAACGTATTCGTGCGTTTCAATCCACGGTCGATGAGTTGACAAAAAAAGATGGCCCGTAGAACCGGGCCAATAAGCTGAGGCTTATAACATCATCACTACGAGCATCCTGGCACAGATCAGGATTCCCGTCAACGGCGGGACAGGAGAGATCATGACTGCAACCAAACCAACCAAACCAACTGAAAAACCAGCGGAAACAAAACAGGAAACGAAACCCCTCACGAGCGCAACCGCACCCGTGAGCGTCCGGCCCGGCACGGAAATCGTGGAGATGCCGAACTCGAATCTCCAAATCAAACTCGGGCCGGATCACTCATTGATCCTCAGGCACAGCGCGGACGGTACGGTAAAAAAGGCCGCTTACGCCACCGTGCGGCTGAATCAATCGACCGGCGACATCGCGCAGATCGGCTACGGAGATAAAGCTTCGTGCATGATTTGTGAGAGCGGAT